CTCTGAGCGCGAATATCAGAACAAGGAAGGCCAGACAGTCAAAGCCTTGCAGATGCGTGTTAATGAGATTGATTTCAGCAACCCAAAAGGCTCTGACAATAATTCAGGTCAGGCTATGGATGATGAGATACCGTTTTAATGTTTGGAAGGCGTAAAAAGTCGCCCCACGACAGGGGCAAGAAGCAGGTCGGCAGAACGCCCACAGTGGACAACTATGCCACCTGCGCTTTTTGCGGCATCACATTTAATTACAGGTATCAGGGAACGATTACACTTGCAGGAGAGGAGTTTTGTACCGATGAGTGTGCTAGAGAAAATTATCTTAAATCTGTTAGGGAAAGGGACGAGCCAATCCCGTTTGACGCACTATGACAAGCGAATCGAGCGGGTTGTCCAAGCCACTAGCGAAGTCACAGGCGTACCAGTCATGGAACTGCTGTCAAGGCGCAGACTTAACGCAGACGAGCGACACTGCGCTATGTATCTGTCAGTCAAATTGCTGGGTTGTAGCTATCCAGAAGTGGGCAGGGCATTTGGGCGTGACCATACCTCAGTCTATTACGCAGTCAAGAAGCTCGAAAAAAGAGGCCGTGGGCGGTCAAAAACCACCCGAATTTTGAAGGAAATTGAACGGTGTCTAGCCGCATGACCCTAAGGTACGTCATTCATGGCGAGATAAAAAAATACGAGAAAAACGGGTGGGTAATTGTATCCCACCTGTCTTACCCTCACAGCAACCACGCAGTGCTAATGAAGAAGGTGCAAGATGACTGACCCAGTTAATCACCCAAAGCATTACACCAGCGGCAACATTGAGTGCTTGGACGCTATAAAGTCAGCGCTCGGTGACAATTACAAATACTATGTGCAAGGAAATCTGATAAAGTATGTATGGAGATTCAACCATAAGAACGGCCTGCAAGACTTGCAAAAGGCGCAGTTTTATCTGAACGACTTGATACATACTTATGATGACCCTGAGCAATAGATTTGTAGCAGACGTAAATTTATCACAAACAACCTCCGGCCTTGCCGGAGAATACATAGCCGCCGCCTCTGTCCTAGCACGGGGGTGGCGTGTTGCTTTAGCGCAACAGGACGCTGTTGACCTGATAGCGTGGCATCCAGATACGGGCAATATGATGCGGATACAGGTCAAGGCTTGTCAGGCATCTAGGCAAGATTCGGGGCATCGCAAGAGGGTGCATTTCCAGACAGGACTGGGCGGCAGAAAAAGACTGCCCACAATCGCCGACTTTGACATCTTGGCTATGGTATCCACTGAGCAACGTGTGGTATGGTATTTGCCTGTGACTTCCGTAAATGTGAAGAAATACACCAGACCCGTATCATTCTTTGAAACGCCCGATATCGAATCAGATAGTTGGGCGCAAGCAGTGGAGATTATTAATGAGACAAGTTCCAAATCGCAGACCGTGCATCACAACAAACGTAGGCGCAGGGATGGCAGTGACCGTTAGCTTTTGCCCTCAGACAGGGGATGCCATAGAGGTGTTTATGAGCCAGCGTGGCAAGGCCAGCGATAACGAACTGACTGAGGCCATGTATAATCTGGGCGTTACTGCATCCAAGCTGATGCAGGGCGAGTTCGAGGAGGCGGTCTAATGGATGACAGCGTAGACAAGCTGATAAAGCAACTGAAGAAGCACGAGGGTAGTATCAAGGTGAAGGGCAAGCACGTTCCCTACCGTGACCACCTCGGCTACAGCACTATTGGCTATGGCAGGTTGATTGACCTTGATATGGGCGGTGGTCTGGCTGACCATGAGGCAGAGTATCTTCTGATGAATGACTTGGACACCTATATGACAGCCGCCAAGACATACGACTGGTATGCTGGCCTGAACGATGCTCGGAAGGCAGTCATCGTGAATATGCTCTTTAATATGGGGCAGACCAACTTCAACAAATTTCTGAAGATGAAGCAGGCGCTCGATGTGGGTGATTACGCCGAGGCCGCAAAGCAGATGCTCGATAGCAAATGGGCAAAGCAGGTAAAAGGCCGGAGTGAAGAGCTGGCGAAACAGATGGAGACAGGCCAATGGCAACCATAATGGATGAATACAAGGTGATGCCCCGACTAGCATTTTTGGCAATGATAATTATGGCCTACAGGGTGACTGATTGGTATATGTACGACTTGGACATTGCCAGCCGGACAGTCGAAGCCAGTGGCTTCTGTAGCGTTGTTATTGGGGCTTTGACAGGTAGCTTCGCCATCTGGTTAGGAAAAGAGAAATGATACAAGCACTAATACCCGCAGTGAGCGGGATACTAGATAAATTCATCCCCGATGCGGACACCAAGAACAAGCTGGCGCATGACCTAGCTACAATGGCTGATAAACACGCACAGGAGCTTGCTCTGGCGCAGTTAGAGGTTCTCAAGGCAGATGCTAAGGGAAACTGGTTTCAGGCAAGCTGGCGGCCTCTAATCGGCTGGATATCCGGCCTCAGTCTCGGCATCAATTATATGGTCGCGCCCATCGCGGCTGGGTTCGGTGTAACTATCCCGCAGGCAGATATGTCTGTGATGATGCCGCTGATGTTCGGGATGCTCGGTATCGGCGGGATGCGCTCCTATGACAAGATGAAGAAAACGGACAGCAAATAATGCCGGAATGGATGCAATACTGGCTGGTGGCTATGGTCACGATAAACACCACCGTGAACCTGATAGTGTTCTTTGTTGGCAGAAAGTTTAAGCCATAACAGAAAACCCCCCAAGCCGAAGCTCAGGGGGCAGTCAGGGAGGAAAAGGAATGTCAGCAGAAAGGAGTGAAACTCTGACAGTCCTCTCTCCTTTGTACAAAAGATAGCGCCGCATTGCAAGAAGCGAAGCACATCACTTGCACCAATTTTCTGCCTTCAAATATTTGCACCAGCCAATCACCGCTTTTAGGGCGTTGCTTTATTTTGTGCTTGTAACGTGTCAGCCACATTTATGCCTCCTATGATAAAGTTCCGCACAGAGATAGCTTCTCATAAAACTGGTCGCCGTAAAAGTCTTCTGGCATCTGGTTGTGTTTCGATATATTTTCCTTCGCAGGAATTACTCGCAGATTCCACGGCACATGAAGACCGCATACTGTCTCACCGTTGCGCGGATAATAATGGTCAACGTGATACTTGTCACCAGTCCGGCGCGTCCTCTTCGCCGCTTCTTCATAAAAAGGGGCGAAGACTTGCGGGTCAATACCCTTCAGCGTTGATTGCCTCAAGTGCTTGCGGCGCAGTTGTGTCTTAAGTTTGCGTTGTTCTCTGTGTTCAATGTCCTCTGCCCAGCGTTGGCGCAGACGCTGTCGTGCGTGTTCCCGCCTGCCATCCCTTTTTTCTTGAGGAATGTCTAAATAATAACGCTGGTAATGGTCACGGTGAAAATTGGGATTTTCTTCTATACATTTATCCCGCCACGCCTTAAGACGTTCAGCACCGCCTCGCTTGTGGTAGTATTCGTAATGAGATTGCAAAACTTTCTCATGGTTTTCACGCTTCCACCGCTTGTTAAATTCTTTGTGACAGATAACGCAATGACCGTATGGCAAAAACCTCTCTGCTAGATGACCGTTTGGGCATGGCTTGCCATTAAAATAAAACCGCTGTTTAGCCTTCTCGGCTTCTTGCCTAGTCATTATCTTACGACCCATTTCAGCCTCTAGCTTCTCGACATATTTCTGTCTTTGCTTCTTCAGCTTCTCTGGCGAGGACTTAAGACGGTTGCACTCTATGCAGACCCCCGAACCGCCAACATAACGAGGTGAGATATGCCCGTTCTTGCACGGCTTGCCCGTAAAATACCGAGGCAAGCCTTTGTCTCTGGCTTCAGCCTTAGTAATGATTTCCATGTCTATCTCCCTTCCTCCGTGTCTCATACTGCCTGCGCCATACCAGCTTGTCATAGGCTCTCAGCGTTTCCCTGCTGATGGGTATCTTTTTGTCATCAGCATATTGGAACTGCTCGTTGAGCTGTTCGATGAGGGAATCAATCTCCCCCACCGAAAAGCGTACATCAAATCGTTTCCAGCAGATAGGCTTCATTATGACGCATCCTTTAGCATGGCCTGATAATGGCGCAAGTCTCTTTTCCACTCGCGCTTGCTTCTTTGCGTCATGGTGCTACCAAACATACCGAGGTAGTTTTTGATGTAATAAATTTTGCTGTTTATTTCGGCGATGGTGATGTTTTTCTTCTGCATATCTATCTCCCTTCTGGGCGGGGCTGTTAAGCCCACACCCTTTCCTCTGCAAATGAACGTGCCTCATTGTAGCGGCGCTGGTGGTGGTAGCTAGAAACATCCGCCCAAACCAGTGAGCCATCCTTGCGCTTCCGCTCGACCTGAACCTCAACGCATTTGTTAGGAATTTTTACAACGCGATATTTGTTTTCGACTCCGATAAATTCGCAGATATCGCAACCTTCTCTACCCCAATATGTTACGTTGCGGTCATCTCTGATAATTGAAACTGTCATTTTTCACTCCTTTGACTGCGGGGACACCCCCTATATTATTAACTATAGGCTAATGATATATAGATGTCAAACCCTAAATGTAAAATAATTGCTAATTTTTTATGGGAATATTCTGGACAGTATAGCCACAGCCACTATCAGGAACACTGACACCCCTGCTGTGATAGCCGTCCATGTGATGATTTCTTCCTGACGTTTGCGGCGTTCTTCTTCTTCTATCTGCCGCTGTTTTCTGATTTGACCCTCTAGCCGAATCAGGTCGTTCCAAGCCTGCGGGTTGATAGCCAGCATCTCCAGACGGAGCTGTTCTCTCTGCTGTTTGATGGTACGCATGGCAGACCAGCTCTCCAGAGCTTCCTCTTCCACGCTCTTGCCGAAACGCCTGCTCTTGGCTTTGTTGTGGGCTTTCTCGATATCATGGCAAGCACCCATCCAGCGGGACAGGTCGCCTGCCATTGATTCGATTTCTCTGCCTGCCGCAAACCCCTTTCTCAGAAGCCCAAAAGCGGTAGTGGCTAGGGCTATGGTGGCGGGGTCTATCATAGCGGCCTCACTTGGACATGAGCTTGTCTATTTTGTCCTCGATGCGGTGCAGATGCTCCATCATGCGGTTCATGTCATCCCGCAGTTCCATCTTGGTAGCGTAGTCCTCACGGGTCTTGTTCAGCAGTATCTGTATGCGCTTCTGCTCGGCGTGGCTCTCTTTCAAGAACCAGCCGCCAGCAATCACTATCAGGCCGATGAGGCTATCTATCAGACTGCCCATCTCCATCTTACAGCTCGTCAGGCCAGTCGTTGATAGGTGCGTTGCCAGTAGGCACGTTATCAGCATCAACAGGCGCATCATGCAGGGCTAGGAAGGCCGCATGGTCAGCCGCACCATCTATAGCCGCTTCGATGGCGTTGGATGCAGTGCGTACAGCCGCCCGATAGGTGGTCACATCTGCTGGCACAGTGTAGTCAGCCACCTCTGCCGCCTTTACCACCATCCAGTCTGTCTTTGCTAGTAAAGTGCCAGCACGTTCCTTTGTGATAGCCTTCCAGACGCTTTTCAGCCCCTTGGTGACAAGCTGGCTTCCGTCAATGTCCAGAATAGGGTTGCCATCAATGTCCACCTCATTAACGTCATCGAGAGCTTTTGGGGTGTTAGCATCCCACCAGAAGCGGTTGTCTGGATTTGGCGCGGGGTCGGCCTCAAAGGTAAGTCCGATTGTGGTCTTATAAGCATCTGACCAGATACCCCAGTTTGCTGGGTGCTGTATGCCATCGTTGTCTGTCCAGCCTCTGCCAAGGCGGATAGTTTTATTTGCGTATTTCCATGCCATATCTATCTCCTATCTGGCGTTGGCTGATTTAAATGGTGCTTCTGCTACTGCATAAAAGATGTAAACTATACCAGAGTCATTTGCCGCCCCATGATTCGACCTTAATTTAAACCCGTTTGAAAGAAAGTCTGCCTCAAGATAACCCGATGTTGAATCCTCTTGGAAAGTACCATTTGGAAACAAATTTGCATCAACGACATTTACTGGGTTTCTTTTTGAATCAATTATAATCCAACTTGAACCAATAGCGTCAGTTCTTTTCACCATCAAAAAGGCTGGCCTAAACCCACAATGCACAAAGACCCCGTCTACGTCTCCATCCCCCGTGTAACTGCCTATCTTGCTGTAGCCATCAACCGAATGGAAACAGTAGGCTATTTGTGCTGTACTAAAATTTCCAGAAGTAAAGACAGAGCCCATAGTAAAGACAGAAGATGTTGGGGCAGTGTCATCCCAAAGGATGTTACTGTCTATTGAGCCACCAAGTTCATTCAGAAGTATATAATCTGTTTCAGCGTCAGAGGCGATGCCGCTGTGGTACACAAACCAATTAGATGTAGAAACAGTAGTGTTTCTTGCTTTTACAATTATCATCTCTGGCGGAGATGACAGCCCATGCCCCACTGTTTTACTGCCAGTTGCCTCTAAATCAAAACTAACAATACTAAACCCTGCTGTTTGATTTGCGCTGACTGTGCTGTCAAGGTCTCCATTTGTATTGCTGACGCCAGTGCCGTTAGCCAGCCAGTTCCATGCGACAT